ATGCACAGGCCACCAAGATTCGCGAGCAAGAGGAGTATATCAATCGGTTAGTGAAAGCTGGAAACTACTTAGACGAATGTCTTTTATCTATAGCTGGAGAGAATCTTCCAGCAAAGCAATTGTGGCACAAAGCCAAGGAGGCCAAGCCGTGAGCGATACCCCAATATCCGACTCAACCGCTCACAACGTAGGCGATCTGCTGTTGTGGAATGAGAAGGAGGTTAAATGAGAGACTGCGCCTTCATCTACGTCCACAAAACCAACGGCATGATCCGCGTTGACAGTATTGATACAGCTCGAAACGTGGATGGCAATCCAGAGTGGAAACACGTCGCGACAATCAACCCTCACGTTGTTCTTGAGAGCATTCTACGAGCGACGATTAAAGACAGAAATCAGATCATCAAACACCTTCTTACATGAAACACCTTCACGAACTGCCGGAGGACGACCGGCTAAGAAATGTGGCACTCAAAGACATCGATGTCAGAATCCGCTGCCGTCACACCAAGACGACCCGCGATCCGCGCACTTGGAAGATCCGTAACGACACCTACAACCGACTTGGAGACAACTGGAAGACCAACTTCGACTTCATCCTGCAATGATCTACTCGCAAGCTGGGCAAATCCCCCATCACCAATACTGCTTCGTAGATGCCTCATTTTTAGGCTCTGGCGCTGGCTTCGTCCCATGCATCTGGTTTGGCTTGGTATCCATTCCCGGTCGAATGTGGGGTTGTACCATCATGTTGGAATGCGGAGCGGTCTATAGAGCCGTACCGCCTCACGCCATAGCATTCGATTTACAACCTGACCCAATCTGGAGCAAACAAAACGCTCAGCGATGGGATTGCTACGGAACCGATTTCGCCACCATCGAGTATACGTTCCTCCGAGGACTCGAATGCAAAGTTAAGTGCGATGACTTAATCACCACTGGCGACTACCTCTTCACCGCCGCACCCATCGGCGATAGCTGGAGCCGTCAACCTGATCAGGCCAAAGAGTTCATGTTCATCCGAACCGATGGCAACAGACTCACAATCCAACCCACCGACAAGGTGGTCTTTATCGAGAAGTCATTCACTGAAACTGAATGGCCAACCGGACTTATCACAACCGACACCGTTTACACCTCCGAATAATTATGAGTACCCACATCAAAATCGAAAACCAGACCGAAGTCCCAGTATTGGTTGCTCTCTTTGAGCAGCCCAAATGCAACGACCATCCGTCACGTTCCGCAGTCCTAAAACCCGGCGAGAGCTGTGACTGGGGAAGCGGCTCCGTACCGCTTGGCAATTACCAGTGCTATGCTGTTATGAGCGGTGATGCCAGTAGCCACGACGAGTGGGTGTGGCACTTTCCCGGCATCGCAGAGGTTGTCGCACCTCTGGAGCTAGGCTTCAAATTATGGCATGCAGGCGACATCGACTGGGCCAACGTCAAGGCTATGTCGAGCGACGATCTAAACGCTACGTTTGGATCTGCCTACACCTCGGCCAAGTCATCCACCAAGTCATGGAACGGAATGTCTTCCTGCATTTTCCACATTCGCGGCGGTCCTAGTTGGGTCGAGGAAACGGAACAAGTGGGCATCTTTAGGCCGAAGACCATCGCCTACAATGGCGTTCAATCGACTCCGATGAAGAGCGAGTGATTATGAAGAAACCAGCCAAATACACAGTTATCACCATCGACTCGGCGCTCCACGAAGAGGTTCGCAAATATTGCGACGAGAATGGGCTGAAGATCGGATTTTTCGCCAATCAAGCGTTAAGGAAGTTGCTGAACAAGAAGTGCGCCACGACGCAATCGAGCGCGCTTTCTACCGACAGTACAACGAACGAATGACGCGAGCCGTGCCTTGTGGCACGGACAATCCCCTTCGTCTGCTATGAAGCAGTGGGCGGAGGGGCAAATTTCCTAAAATTATGAATCTAAGAGAATACCAACAAAAAGCAGTAGAGTGGGCCAAAACTAGCGATGGTCTGATCGTCGCCCCCGCCGGTAGCGGTAAGACATGGATTGCCGCGAGCATCATCAAGAACTATCAAAACTGCGGATCTGGATTGAGATTTGGATGGCTTGCTCCGACCCGAGAAACATGTCAGCAAGCGCGCACATCGCTCCGTGTTGCCGGTGTGCCTGATGAGATTGTGGATGTCCGCTGTCCGCATGAGTCAGTGGACTTCAGCAAGAAGGACATGCTCATCGTGGACGAAGCGAAGCACAGCGCCGCCGCTGGATGGCGTCGCATCATCGAATCCTGTAACGGTATACGTTATGGCTTTGACGCCACTCCTTGGGGCGACGATCCAGATCGAAACGCGGTGACGCGAACGCTCTTCCACAACCGCACCTACGAAATCAAGCGAAGCGACATTGGCGATTCATTGGCCGACGCTTACCTCGAAATCAGCCACGCCACGGACCTGAACCTCCAGCAGAAGATCGACGACAACATCGACCGGCTCTTCAACACTCGCGTCAAGTACATGCGGATCAGGGAGGATGAACTCAAACGGATGTGCGCTTGGGAATCGATTGTCGATATCGGCATCTGCCAGAACCGCGAGCGCAACAAATACGCCATCAACTACGCGGTCGAACACCTCGACATGCAGACCCTCATCCTTATCCCGCGCATCACGCTGGGCGAGGATTACGAGAAACGGATTCCGAATTCTCGGCTCGTCCATTCCAAGATCGGCAAGAAGCAACGCAAGGCCGCGATGGAAGAATTCAAGGCTGGTAACCTGCGAACCATGATCGCCACAAGCTTGGCCGACGAAGGATTGGATCTGCCCAACGTCGATCTGCTCATCATGGTCAGCGGCGGTCGGTCGTCGCAGAAAACCATCCAACGAGCCAGTCGGGCATTGCGAAAAACAGAAACCAAGAACTGCGCGACAATCGTAGATTTCTCTGACAAATTCCACCCCATCGGAGCATTCCACGCTAAGAAGCGCATGACCTGCTACCGTGAACTAGGTTGTATTTTCCAATGAGTGTATCCACGACAACAACAGCGAACGAAGTATCAGCCACGCCCACCGAGAACGTAGTCTATCTGATCGGAGAACTGCGCGGTATCAGTCGGCAAACCGAAACCAAAACCGGCTCGCTCATGGTGCGCCGAGTTATATCAATCGCCCGTCACTGGACCGACAATGAAGGGCGCTTCCACGAAGACTACGACGATTTTGAATTGTCGAGTTGGGGACAGGTTGCAGAGAAGATCATCGAGATTCAGAACGGCGCGTTAGTCCGAGTCAAAGGCCGCGTGAAAGTTGAGAAATGGACTGATGGCACGGAAACCAAAAGCGCAGTTCGAATCGCGGCAGAGAACGTCACTATCCTTTGTTACTAAAAATAATACTAAGCGAATGAAATCAAACCAAACAATCGTTGCGGTCGATCCGGGTGTGGGCGGCGGATTCGCGGTCAGTACTGCGAACGGAATACTCCTGTTTCCAATGCCCGAGTCGCTGCCCGACACGGCGCAGTTAATGGCAGGATTCAAAGTCAGCGACTCGCATTTGTGGGTCGAGAAGGTGCCAAAGTTCGTCAGTAAACTCACGTCGTCGGCCAGCATGGCGACGCTCCATGAAAACTACGGGATTGTGCAGGGACTTGGCTACGCGCAAGGCTATGCACTTCACCGTGTCGAACCCAAGATTTGGCAGGAACCACTTGGACTCGGAGGACGTAAATCATGCGAAACCGGACCAGAATGGAAGCGAAAGCTAAAAAGCAAAGCTCAGGAACTGTATCCGAATCTGGACGTCACGCTCAAAAACTGCGACGCCCTTTTGATCCTCCACTACGCGATGGGGGGCGGCAGATGATCCACAAAGCCAATCGTCCGCCCTCGCCCGAGGAGCTGAAACATCTGCTCATCATGGCGTTCTGCATGGGCATGGTTATCACTGCGGCCTACTTCGTTCTATTCGTCGTCAAATGAGCGAGAACAACATCAAGCCCATGTCCGAAGAAACGGACGTGGAGACATTGCGAGCCGCCATCGCGGAATACCAATGGTTGGCCAGCGTACTTTTCAAATCTCTCGGGTGCGGATGCAACGGAACTCAAGACCTTTGCTGGAACTGCACCCAAGCCGAGCGACACTACAAACACACAATCGAGACATACAAATGATCAGCGCAAACAAAATGCCCATTATGCGGATAGCAGAAGCAGATGAAGCACCCGAAAAGATTCACTTCGCTTACATCGACCAGAAGTACAAGGAGTGGCTGATCCGACGCGGATTCGTCAACGAACTTGGTCAGGAACTCGGGATGAGAAAAGCAGGCGGATGGCGCGGGAAGACGGCTAAAAAAGGCTAATTCTGATGAAAAGCGAAATCACAAGAGAACAATTGTTGAAGGAAGCGCCAGCACTCATCGACCATGCAATTCTTCGAGGTTGGATGACTAAGCCAAAGCCAAAGGCGCAAATTGTTGACGGCGTTTGGCATGCGGCTGGTACAGGACATCTCGATAACGCCTCAGAAGATGAAATTCAAAAACTCAGGAAACAGTACGGTGCAGGTTGAAGTCATTTCCGACGACGTAGAGATACGAGTCGGAGAAATGAAATGGATGGGAGTGGCCTACATCCGTGACGGAAAACCAAAGGTGTACGTTCGAACGAAAGCCGAATTCAAGGCCAAGTTCACCCCGGTCATTGAACAAGCACCCTAAACTCTACATCGCAGCACAAGAGCAGCTCTTTGCGAAGTTTCAGTCTCGCTCCATCCCAATCCAACACTGGAGCAAGTACCTGATGACTCCCAAAGAGCTGTCTCTCCTTTTCGCAAAGTTCGAAGAATCAAAGTCAGTTCTCCAGCAAATCGCCTCGAATGATCTGGGCGAAAGTGGGGACATAGCGCGCAAACAACTTGGAATCCAATGAATCAATCAAAGATCGACCGTGCGAGAGCATGGCTCAGAAACACGCCGGGAGCCGTCACGGGTCAAAATGGGCATGGAAGCACCTTCGCCGTCGCAACCGCGCTCATACACGGTTTTGAGCTTAATGCGGGGGATGCTGATACGCTCCTCAACGAGTACAACGCGAAATGCCTCCCGCCGTGGAAACCACATGAATTGGCCCACAAGCTCGATCAAGCGTCCAAAGTTTCGCACGACAAGCCGCGTGGCTGGCTCTTATCCTCTCAGTCAGGCATTGGTCAGGGCGGCAATCCCATCTCGCCCACCGGCAAGTTCGTCGTTCGCACGATCCAATCGATGCCGGAACCTCCGTCGCCGTTTACGACAATCGACTTCCTGAAAGCCTGCTTCGAGTCGGATGAGGTTGTCTGCATCTGCAACGACATCATTTTCGACGAAGAGGGTCGAGGTAGGCCAGCCTCCAAGGGTACGTTCCTTAAGCGCGACGAATGGATTAAGAACCACTTCACGCCGCCCATCAGCGCCATGTGGAATGGCAGCGATAGCAAGGGCGCATACGTCCGCATCAATCCATGCTTCGACGAGAGCGGTTCGGACTCTGGCGTGGCGAACTTCCGCCATGTCTTAGTCGAGATGGACGAGAAGACGAAGGACGAGCAATGGACAGCGTTGAAGGAGTCGAAGCTCCCACTATCTGTCGTCATAGATTCCGGCGGCAAGAGCTTGCATGGCTGGGTGCGCGTTGAAGCGGCCAATAGAGAGGAATGGAACGAGCGCCGCGACGTCGTCTATCGCTACCTCGAAAGCATCGGCATCGATCCGAAGAATAAGAACGCGAGCCGGTTCAGTCGGTTAGCCGGTGTAATGCGCGATGGCAAGGAACAGAAGCTCTTGGCTGTCAACGTGGGCGCAGTGAACTGGGAAGCGTTCAAGGACGACATGGACGCGCAGGACATGCCGATGGAGTTCTCGATAGACAGCATCATCGAGTACGACCCACAGAATGATCCTGACAATTTGATCGGCGATAGGTGGGTTCGACGCGGATCGTCCCTTCTCTTTGTGGGGCAAAGTGGATGCGGCAAAAGCTCGATGGCCGCGTATCAAGGTCTGAAGTGGGCATCCGGCGAAGCTTGGTTTGGCGTCAAGCCCGTCCGTGCGCTAAAAGTAGCTTACATTCAGGCGGAAAACGACATCGCCGATCAGCATGATGCACTCAAGGGCGCTGCTCAGATGACCTTTGGTAAGGAGAACTGGGAGCGAGGTCTTCGGAGCGCGAACATGTTATTCTTCCGCGAGACGGTGAGGACTGGCTCCGACTTCGCGACGATGCTCCGCCGACTCGTTCGCAAGACTAAGGTGGACGTGGTTTATATCGATCCGCTGCTCTCCTACATGGGCGGCAATCCATCGGATATCGAGGTCTGCGCGAACTTTACGCGGCACTTGCTCCAGCCGATTATGATGGAGACAGGCGTAGTCCTGATTCTCGTCCATCACTTTCCAAAGCCCAAAGGTCGAGACGACAAACCGGAGAGCGTGGCAGAGATGGCCTACTCAGGATTCGGATCGTCGGACCTAACGAACTGGGCCAGAGAGGTGATTGTGATGAAGGAAGTTGGTTTCAATCAACCTCGACAATTTATGCTGGGAATGGCGAAGCGAGCGGACCGTTCCGGCATGACGGACAAGGACGGAAAAGTCACCGGATCGATTATGATCCAGCGTGGCACGGGCGGCGACATCTCATGGAACTACGCAGATCCACAGAAGTTCGTCGTCGATAAGGAGTCGGCCAAGAAGCCGTACGCCAAAGGACGCTATCCTAAGCGTAGCTAGACTGGCTCTCAGCGCGGCGACGACCCTTCGCGGCGAGCGATTGGAACTTCGCCTTGCCGAGCTTCTTACGGCCAATGGATGCCGCAAGAGCCTTTGGGTCTTTGACACCCTTACTCTCAAGACTGCTAACGAGTTTCTCGTAACGTCCACCACCGCCAAGTTTCATCTTGTCCATAAAATTACCATGCTTTGCAACTCCAGTGCCGAGGAGTCGTCTTATCGGTTGCCGTATCGCAGTTATGCCGCGCACGGAAATTCTTGCGCCGACCGGGGCTGCTCTTCTTGATCGTCATATCAGGATCGCCGAAGCGAACGATGACGACCTTGTCCGCCGGATTCTTGACATACACCGCGCTCTTCTTCCGCTCACCCGGCGTGTAGAAGGGCTTGTTCAACGTCACCTTCTTGCCCTGATAGGTGTTACCTTTCTTGGAGAGGGAGGTTTTCATTATTCGCGGCGACGAGCTTGACGTTGAGCTTCACGCATCTGGCGTTCCTCAAGCTGCTGATTCTCGTCGTGCATTTTCATTCGGTCGTATTCAAGCGTAAGAATCTTTGGCCACTGACGAGTGAACGTGTCGAGCTGAGTCTGAGTAAGCTGATCGATTGGCTTTGAAACCGTGCTGATGTAAGAGGGGTTGAGGAGGATTTTTCCAACCGTCGCGTTGCTAACATTCTTAGCAATAGACATCGCTGCCTTGCGCTGTGAAAAGGCCAATCCGCCAGCTCCAATTGCCTCTAAAGGGCTTCCACCAAAATAAGCGACAGTGCTTCCAACAATGATTGGCAAAACACTTTTTTGAAGCAGCGTTTCTCTGTCTGCTGTCATGTCAGAAAGCTGATCTGCAATCTTGGATATTTTGTTTACTCCATCTTTTCCAAATGCCGCAGTCACCATCGCGTTGTATGGACCGGGAGATGTTCCGCCAGCCACAAGCTGCCTCATCTTTGCGGCGTCGATTATTTTTCCATCTTTAGAAAGAGCCTCTTCAACGATTCTTCCGACGATAATGTTTTGGATATCACCTTGAAGCTCTGGTCGGCTTGCATTGATGATTTCCATGAACTTTGTTGATCGGTTCCGAGACGATAGCGTTTCGCTTGACTGCTTTAGAAAATCAACAATGTCGCCGGGAGTCGGCGTTGTTTCAAGTGTTCCAGATTTCAAGGATCTGGATAAAGCAGACTGAAACTCGGATTGCTTTTGAGAAACTTGAGAAACGTAGTCGCTTAGATTTTTAACGAGTTCCTTGGCGTTGGGATTAGCCAAGATCGTTTTAATCTCGTCTTCATCGAGATTGATATTTTTATTTCCACGAACCTCCCCTATCAGATCGCCAAGACGTTTTGCTGTTTCGTCTTTCTGATTGATCAGAACATTTTTAAGTTTTTCTTCATTCGATTTGATTGCTTTTTCGTTGGCTGCAAGAAGCTTCTCTGAATCTTTAATCCCATTATCAACGTCCTTTATAAGTTGTTTCTGCTGGGTCTTCAACTCTGTTGCGCTTGCTGTGAGCGCAGCTTGATCGTCGATCAAAGACTTGTACGTTTGAGCAACATCTTGAATTTCTCCGAGAGACGGATAGAACTCGTTGACCACTTCTTTTTGCAATTTTGCACGACCTGATTTTGCCTCGGTCAAAGTGGAAAGAAACTCAACGGGATTTTTACCTCTAATCTGGTTGTAGATGTAATCAGAAAGGATCGGCTTAACTTCGCTTTCCCATTTTGTTCCTGCCATGTCTTTTAAGGCAGATACCGCAACACCTCCTTTAGCACCAAGCAACGCTGAAACAGTTTCCGGTGCTCCCCCTTTTTCTCCAATTTCACGAAGAATCTTGTCAATGTAACCACCTTTGAATCGACTTATTCCTTCAGAGTATGATTTGTTCTGAAGAGCAAGATCATCCCGAAGTTTTGGGTTGGCATCAAACGCTGCCGTCATCTGATCATTTATCTTGTTTAGCCTTGCCCATTCTTCAGAAAAACCTTGCCTAACCGGATTGCTAAAATCAAAAAGCCGTAAAACTTGAGAGCGGATTTCTCGCAGATCTTCTAAGTTTTTGTTTTCAAGAACTGGCTTTCCTTTTTTGTCTTTTAATCCAAGGTCAACTTGGACGGTTGTTGCTTGAAGATCAGGTCTGATTTTATCATAACCTTCGTCTTGTAGCTTTTTGAAATCTTCAACTTCTTTTTGCCCAATTTTTCCAACAGCCATTCCCGCCTCAAACGACGAGATATCTTTTCTAGCCGCAAACCTAGAATCAAAACCCTCTTCGATTTGCTGCATCTGCCTCGTTTTCTCGGCAATCTGATTTGTGATCTGCTCTCTTTCGGCTTGATTGGTTGTCGGAAGCTGATTTTTACGACCAGTCAAATCTCGAATCTGATTTTTAATATTTTGAGATTCAAGCTGAAGCTCACCTTCAGCGCGTCGAGCAAGTCCAACCAACTCTGAATTTTTAGAATTTAAAAATTGATCGACGTTGTTTTTGGCTTGTTCAGTCAGCTCATCTGATTTCCTAACGATTAACTCCACAAGAGCAGGGTCAACATCAGGCTTTCCAGAAACACTTTTCAACTCCTCTACAATACCCCTAGTGAGTTCATCTCCAGAAAGCCCAGAGCGTCGTCCGCTTACAACGGAATCCTCTACGAACCGTTTTACGTTGTTTCTCCAATTCTGAACCGCTTCAGTGCCAGTGCCAGAAAACTCAGGCGAGTACAACGTGTTGGCCAACTGATCTGATAATGCAGGATCAATCCCTGCTCCACCGCCAAGTTTATTTTTAAGCTCTGCTGCACGTTCAGATAGAAATTTCTGAGTGAACGGATTTTGAAATTCGCCAGCAATCTTGGAGAAACTAAGTCCACCTTTTGAAGCCGCCATCAGCGCCCTAGATCCTTGGGAAAAACTTGGATAAAGAAGTCCGCCTATAACAGCATTCTGGATTACGTCACCTCCTGTAATCTCGCCGCCCATTGCTTCAACGCCAGATTTGGCGAGTGCAGTTCCGGTTCCAGCGCCGAATTCTTTGGCGACTTGTTTTCCAAACGACGACTGCTGAGCAACGCCAGTTTCTGCCGTTGTCAGGAAAGATCTGATTCCCGGTGCGGCAGCTTTCTTGGAAAGAGAAACACCGGGGACAAGCTCAGAGGCGGCTTCAGAAAAACTAAATTTATCTGGAGAAACCATCTGACCGACAATGTTGGCGATTGCTGGATATGCCATTTCACCGGCAACAACTTGACCACCCGGAAAAAATGGTGCGGCCAAAGCTCCGCCGTATTTCAGGACATTTCCGATTACTTTTCTTCCGCGTTTATTTTCATAATCTACAAGGAATTGTCGCTCTTTGTCGGTGAAATCCTCGTCTGGAAGCGGCTCGTAGTTGCCAGCTACAAATTTCTGGAACTTACGCGCACTATCTTTTCCGAGATAAAAATCAGCCTGCTGAACCATTGGGTCT